CGTCATGTCATGCATGAAGATGTATTGATTATTTCCAGTGATGGTGATTTCTTACAACTACAGATGTATAATGGTCGCAGTCAATACTCCATCAAGCAATACAATCCAACACAAAAGAAATTTGTTGTGTCGGACAATCCACTCAAAGAATTGAAGATGAAGATCATCGGCGGTGATGCTGGTGATGGTATTCCAAATATTCTTTCACCTAATGATGTGTTTGTTACAGATCAACGCCAGAAGCGCATGACCGAACAAAAGATGACCAAGTATCTAAATGAAGAATATATCAACTATGATACGGTGGCTAATATCGGTTTCGCTCGCAACCAGACATTGATCGACCTGAGAAACATACCAGGTGATATACAGACCAAAATCATAAATATGTATGATGAAACTAAACCTGCTCCTAAGGGCATGATTTTAAACTATTTCATCAAACACAAACTTAGAAACTTAATGGATGTTATCGGGGAATTTTAATGAAACCACTTTATGAAGTATTTGACGAATTTGAAAAAGTAAAGACTAAAAAAGAACGAATGGATGTGTTGGCTAAGAATCTGTCACACACATTAGTCGAAGTATTGAAACTAACATTTCATCCTGAATTTCAATGGAAGGTAAAAGAACTTCCTGAGAATTACAGAGTGCCAAATGATGTTTTACCTGGTATTACATTCGACAGTCTACATCACCAATTACGTAGATTGTATATGTTTCAACAAGGCAATCCCACAGCTGAGGCCTTGACCGAAAAACGAAGAACAGATTTATTGTTCCAAATTTTGAACTCATTGGAACCACGTGAAGCTGAAATTATCATGGGTATTTTCCAGAAAGACCAAGGCGTCACTGGTTTGAATTACAAATTTGTCAAAGAGGCATTCCCACAAATGTTGCCATGACAAAAAAAGATCGGATTGTAGTAACAGCAGGTGATTATGATTTATTGAGTGCAGAAGATTTGAGATTCCTGAAAAAATGCAGGAGTAAAGGTGATTGGTTGATTGTTGGACTACATTCTGATATGATGGTGCATTTAACGACCAATACATTACACAATAATTACGATGATAGGCAAGAATTGTTGTTGGGTTTAAAATTTGTTGATGAAGTGCAAAGATTCAACGATTCTAATGGCAACTATTGTCAATTATTAAAAAATGTTAAACTGTTCTATCCCCAAGCAGACATAACATTCGTTTCTAAGCATGATATGCACAATTATCCGGAAACAAAAATTAGGGGAATAACTTTTGAGGTAATCAGTTAAGGAGAAGTATGTCGAAGTTCGTACCAAAGTTCCGCAAGAACTATGATGACGAGGAATATTCAAATAATGAATATAAACATAAAAAAGATTCTAAAAAGAAGAATCAGAAAAAAGCAAAATATTTTGATGAGTTTGAATCATTCGAAGCTCATCACCGCTTTAATACCAAATCCCAAAAGTTTAGAACTTATTGATTAGTGTTGTAATCTTACAACAGCACTATTGACGTTGAGACTTCAATATAGTATAATACACTATATTTTGTTGGAGTTTCAATGATTTTACATTCCCATATACCGAAACGTAAGAAACGCAAACCTACGGCTGCTCAAAGGCAGCTGGCGGTCGAATGGGACCAAATAGTCAAAAAATACGAGCCGAAGAAATCGGTTCGTACCAGTGTTGCTCCTTGGCAACCAACAAAATCCTATGTCCGTGAAACCCGGCACATTCCGTCATTAAATACCACAGGTGGTACTGCAACAAAAGCAGCACCCAAGGTGTATACTGGCGATAAAGTGCTTGGAATTGCGACACTTCACAAATCAAACGCTGTACCTGTGTTTAACAGTGAGGAAGCTGTAGACATTTCCAAAATGAGGCGATAAAATGGAAAGAAAAATTAGTTTTGTTGTCAAGTTACAACGTCCGGTGTGTAGAACACCAATTAAACCTTTACAAAAACATAAGAATGAGGTAAAATATGAACGAAAACCAAAACACCGAGCAAGGGTCTACGAATATTGAGTGGGAACAACTCTGGGAAGTGACAAAACGCTGGGCAGTAATGTCTCAATTTGAATCCGACCTAGATCATTATGAATTTTTGAAAAAACACTACAATGAAAACGTATACATTTGATGTATTAGAAGCTGATGATGGTTCCGGTGATGCAATTATTCAATTCACCGAAGAATTTATTGCCGAAGTTGGTTGGAAAGAAGGCACGGTGCTCAATTTAGAAGTGAAAGAGACACCGACAGGTAATGTTATTATTATGACTGAGAAAAAATGAGTTTATTTGAACAAAAATCACTATTGGCCAAGTTGATGGCTACGGAAAATTTGAGTATTCGTCAAGGTAAAGTGCCGACAGCCAGTTTTGATGTGTTGAATCGTGTACTGACCGTGCCGGTTCTAGATAATAACATTTCCAAAGACGTTTATGACTTGTTTATGGGTCACGAATGTGGTCATGCATTGTGGACTCCCTTGGACGAAATGAAAAAAGCCAAGGAAGACAAGATCAACATGGCGGTTTTGAACATTGTTGAAGATTCCCGCATCGAACGCAAGATTAAAACACGATATCCTGGTATCAAGACACCATTTATCAACGCATACACAATCCTGTTCAATGATAATTTCTTTGAAACTGAAGGAAAAGACCTTAACAAATACAATTTCATTGACCGGGTGAATTTGCACTGTAAAATTGGTGCATCACTTGCTCTAAATTTCACCGAAGATGAGCGAAAACTGTTGGATGAAGTCGAATCAACAGAAACCTATGCTGAAGTAATCGAAGTCACAAAGAAAATTTGTGAATTTATGAAAGACCAATTAGAGGAAGAACAGGAAGAACAACAAACAATCAAAGTTGCCGTCATTACAGATGGTGATGGAAGTGAAGGTGAAGAAACATCGGAAGATTCCGAAGAAAATTTAGAAGATTATGATGTTGTGATTGATGCTCGTGATGAAAAATCAAGCGAAGATAAAGAATCCGATGCATCGGAAGAAGGCGAAGAGCAAGGAGATAAAGGAGATTCAACTTCCACAGGACCAGAAGCAGGCATCGGACTGAAACCAGTCGGTGATTTGATTCGTTCTTTGACTGATGAAGCATACAGACGCAACGAAAAGAACCTTTTCTCTGGTGATGGTGATTCCTATGTGTATGCCAATATTCCGAAGTATGATATTAATCAGATTATTGATTACAAACGAATGTTGAGGATGATGAAAAGTGATAATTTCTCTGTCGATCCTAGTTTCGTCAAGAAATTTAATGCTTACAAACGTGAATCCTCAAAAGTTGTGTCATATCTTGTCAAAGAATTTGAACTCCGCAAGAATGCCGAGCAAATGAAACGTGCTTCAACAGCTAAAACTGGCGATTTGAATATGTCTCGTTTGTATTCCTACAATTTCACTGACGATATTTTCAAAAAAATGACAGTCGTGCCTCAAGGAAAGTCACACGGACTCGTTATGTTTCTGGATTGGTCAGGTTCGATGGTCAATCACCTAGAAAATACTGTAAAGCAGTTACTCAACCTTGTATTGTTTTGCAAAAAAGTGAATATTCCTTATGATGTTTACTGTTTTGTTGATGGAAGTGTACAATCGAGATCAAACACCACACAGACTAAAGAGGGTGACTTGGTGTTAAGTGATTTTGGCCTGATTAATTTGTTGTCCAGTCGTATGACTGCCAGTGATTTTACACAATGTGCTTCGGCTCTGTTGCAATATGCATCAAAACGTTCTGGAACAAGAATGCCGAAGTTCATGTATATGGGTGGAACTCCTTTAAATGAGTCCGTTATTGCTGCATTGGAAATTGTACCTGAGTTTCAGAAAAGAAACCGTTTACAGATTGTGAACACCGTATTTCTGACTGATGGTGAAGGTTCTTTCTTGGGTCATATCCGAGGTCATGGTAATATAACACGATACACCACACATGTGGTACTGCGTGATCCTGTTACACGACATGAAGAAACCTTTTCGGTTAAGGATCATATCAATGTAAAACAAACTGATTGTTTGGTTCGATTGTTGAAAGCGAGAACCAAATCTCATGTGATTGGTTTCTTTGTTGGTTCGACCCGAGATATTACAGCCAGAATGGAAATATTCTTTCCTGAGTATTACGAGAAAGATTATAAAGCAAGAGAAGATTTTGCAGAAGAAATCAAAACTAAATTCAAAAAGACCAACTGTCTGGTTGTGACAACCACCGGTTTTGATGATTATTATGTTTTGCGGTCATCTGGCCTAGATACCGATGACACAGACCTTGCACAAGAACTGGATGATGCAGTAACTACTCGTGGTATTGTATCCGCTTTTAGCAAGTACAACTCAAGTAAGGTTAGCAGTCGTGTTGTTTTAAACCGTTTTATTGAATTGATTGCATAAAGGAGAAAGTAATGGAAATTTATTCCGAATATTATGATGGTGACCGGAAGGCTACCGTCACTAAAATACAAAGACATTGGGACAACCATTTCAATGTATGGGAAGTTGCCATGTATATTGGTAACAAACCAATCCAACGAACCACTTTAAGTAGTGAAGTGGATGCAGAGAACTTGGCAGAAGATTTTGTCCGTGGTGGTAACACATCAGCCCCAACATTATTGAATGAGCATATCTCTAATGGATAATGAAGTCAAAGAAATCCTCTGTATCACCCAGGAAGAGTGTTCAGAGGTTTCACAAGCAGTCTCCAAAATCTTCCGTTTCGGTTGGTCATCGGTACATCCGAAAACCATGGTCAATAACAAAGAACACCTAGAGGAAGAAATTGGTGACCTGCTTTGCATGGTTGACATCCTCGTTGAGAAGTGTATAATCTCAGATGAACAAATTAACCTTGCTCGACAAGCCAAACGAGATAAACTAAAAAAGTGGTCCGCCATTAGTAACCTATGACAAACGAAGAAATCATCAACCATTACAATAGAATGGTAGAAATCTACGGTACACTTCCTGATCCTGACCACGAACCTAAACGTTTCGCATA